CTGCGGGCGGCTCGGACGCCTGTTACGTGTTCGTGGCTCAGGGTCCGTTGTCGCTGTATCGGGCGCATAAGCGGTCGGGTTCTGATCCGTTTGATCAGGCCCGGTTCGCCGGCCTTAAGGTCCGGTTCGGCGCGTACGGTGACCCCGCAGCGGTACCGCTGGAGATCTGGCGTTCTATCGCTTCGGTGGCCGATGGGGTGACCGGTTATACGCATCAGTGGCGTAACTGTGATCCGGGGTTCGCAGAGTTTTGTATGGCTTCTGCCGATAGCGTTGAAGATCGGCGTGAGGCACGGTTGATGGGTTACCGGACGTTTCGGGTTCGCACTAGGTTTGATGCCCGTATGGCCGGCGAGGTGGTTTGCCCCGCTTCTGAGGAAGCTGGACGCAAAACGGTGTGTGCGTCGTGTCTCCAGTGCGGCGGTACCGGTAACGGTCGCAGGTCTGATATCACGATCATTGCTCACGGGGCTAGCGCCGGCAACTTTGGGGTGTCGGCTTGACAGGAAACGACGCGGTAAGGTTTGATCGGTTCGGTAATTCACTAGAGAAAGGTATGGCTATGTATTTCGACATTCACACGGGCGAAGAGTTGAGCGACGAGGAGTTGCGGGGCCGCTTCGATGACATGCTGGATGAGGTTTGTGACGAGGTGCGTATCGGCACGCTGAGCTACTCGCCTAGCCACGTTTTGAAGAACGTCGACCCGATCGCGTACCGCGTGGGGTTCTCGGAGTGGCTTGACGCCGAGATCGGCGAAACGATCCGTGAGGAGGTTTCGGCGTGAAACTTTCGCAGGCCCGGAAGTATTGGGATTTCGACGGACTCGACGGTTGGAGGTACGAAGTCGTCTGGACTCCCGACGACCGCATGCTGAGCGTGTTTTATCTCCAGCCGGATAGCCGGCAGTGGGAGTTCGGTCACTCTAAGTACGTCATGCCGCGCACTGATTTGGAGGTAGCGGTGTCTGCTATGCGCCGGTTCGTTACCGGTGTGATCGATTGGGACACGTATCAGCGTGTTCTGCCTTGACAGGAAACGACAGGAAGGTTTGAAGATATGAACGGGTACGTGTATGAGACCACGCCGTACGGCGTGGAGAGGATCGGCGACCAGTTCGCTGTTCGGCAAATGTGGTGGGGAAAGACGATCTCGACGCATAGCAGCCGCGAAGAGGCTGATCGGGCGTGTGTCGATGAGGCCCGGTTTCAGGGTTGCTTAAAGCGTAGGAAGGTTTGAGTCATGTTCACGAGGTTATGGGCTGAGGTCGGGATTTGGGACGGCCAGGCAGGTTTGATTATTCAACGCGAGGAGTACGAACCGGATTGGCGTTACCGGGAGTTCTCGGGGCCTCTGCTCGACGTGCCGATCGACGGTAACGACGACGATTCGGACGTGCTGTGTCTGCCTTGGCGGGAGCCTTTGCTAAGGCTTGGTTATCGTCCTGTTCCCGGTTGGGAGCCGACGTATCTGCCTGACTCGGTGTGCTTTCCGATCGAGGAGGTTTGATCGCTGTGGGGCATTCGCAGGATTACCGGGCCGGGTTCGGCCAGGGCTATGAGGCTTGGCACTACGGCAAGTGGCGGTATCTGGCGGCTAAGTCGGAGGAGTTCCGCGCCGGCTTTAACGACGGCTGGGATAGCGCTAAAGGGGATAGCGAGGTTTGGGGTGTTTAACGCCGCGTGTCTTGATTGCGATTGGAGTTACCGCTCGATCCTTGCGGCCCTGGTCTTCGAGGACGCTTTCGATCATCAGTCAGAGTTCGGTCACAGTGTGGAGGTTTGGTCATGAACAAGGTTTGGTTGTTGGAGTTGGACTTGCCCGGTTGGGGCGGGATTGTGCGGGTGTATGCGTCGCTGTCCGCTGCGGTGGATGGTTTGGAGGAGTTTTTAGAGGCGCAAGGGATCGATTCGGATGCGGCTCGGTGGGGTGAGACGGTGACCGCCACGTCGGTGTGCAACGACCCTGATCCCGATCTGTTGGACGGTTTGGAGGTTTCGTACGGCATTAACGAGGTTTCGGTCTGGTCGTAGCCGCACACCTTGACGGTGAACGGTGTGAAGTGCGTCACAGGCTAGAAAAAATACACCTATATAGATAGAGTCAGGGAAAGGGACAAAGGCATGGGATTCTTCAGCCAGGACTGCCAAGGATGCGGGCATCCGCTTCTCAGTAGCTACGCAACCAACCACATCAACTACTGGATGGAAGAGGTAGTAGCCGTCCAACCGGACGGAACCGTAAACGAAGGTATCTACGACGGGTACGGGCGTATCGATGGTGAGGTTTGGGATGGTGAGGATTGGATCGAGGAAACCTACGACCAGGTGGTGGGGTACGAAGCCACAGTTTGGCATCGGGCCTGCTGGATTTCAGCCGGCCAACCTCTCGGCTACCTGGGGCCTTCTGCACACTCAGAAGATCAAGGCTTTTTCTTCAGCAAAGGATCGCATGACATGCCCTATCCACTTGACAGAGAGCGGGAGTACCATTTGAGTCATGGCAAAGAAGGTCATTATGGGGGACGGCTCAAAACCTGAGCTTTCATTATCGGTAATCGAAGATTTGAAGAGCAAAGGCTACAGCCAGGCCGAGATCGCCCGCATGTTCGGGGTATCGCGGCAGGCTATCACCTGGTGGAAGTACACCTACAACGGGACTCTAACCCCACGTGAAATTGCTCTTCAGAACTTCCCCTGGACAGGTGTTTCCAAAAAGCATGGCGAAACCTCGGTGTATCGGAGGCTTCGCGATCATGGCGAATACATGGCAACCGGCGGTGTCGGGATGTCGTACGAAAAGTTGCAGAGGCTTCGTAAGTTTTATCGTGACTTGCGAGATATGAACGTGGTCATCGAGTACGACCCAGAGCTACCTCCGCAGCCGGGTTTCGCCATCAACGGAGGTTTCGCTTTGCGGCCCCGCCGCAAGTCCGACAAGGACTTGCTGATCCGCGTCAACAAGCACACCACCCTCACAGAAGAGGGTGCGATGATCTGGGTGTTCCCGCCTACCGACCCGTGATGTCGGGGCCTCGTGGTTGGGTGACACCCCCAAGGGAGAGGAAAGACAGGTGGGTGTCCCGACCACAACCGATGAGGTCATCAGTTTCAGGCCAGGATTCCTGACCGCTGTGAAGACTCAGGAAGGCATGATCGTTTACCGCAGTTTGCTGGTTAAAGACAGCAGCCCGATGTACCAGATCGTGCAGGAACAGCTAGACGGATACGAACTGGTGGCCTCTCACGTAGCCCCCGACCCGAACATGATGTTCGGTCAGGCTGAGGAACTTCACTACAGGAGGCTTGATGTCTGAGCATCGCTCAGTATCCCAACTCAAGCTTTACGAACGATGCCCGTACGCCTACAAGCTTTCACGCATCGACAAGGTTTGGCAGCGTCCCGCAGCATGGTTGGCGCAAGGCTCCGCTGTCCACGAGGCTGCGGAAGCTTACGAACGGTCAGGCCGCACCTTGACCTTGACAGAAACCCAGGATGTGTTCCGGGAGTCGTACTGCCGGCACATCGATGAAGCGTGTGGGGATACCCCGAACTTCAACTTCTGGTTCGCCTCCGGGCCTTACGGCGGTGAACTGGACATCGAGCGGCGATACCACATCGGTTTGGAGCAGTGCGAGAAGTACATCAGGTGGTATGAGAACCACCCGGAAGAGGTGATTTGGATTGCACCGGATGGCACACCGGGTATCGAGTTAGGTTTCGACATTGACCTTGACGGTGTGCTGGTGCGGGGTTTCATTGACGCGGTCATCGACACCGGGGAAGGTTTGATTGTTCGGGACAACAAGACCGGAAACTCACCCGGTGACGACTTCCAGCTTGGTGTGTACGGGGTTGCGCTTGCGGAAACCTTTGACATTGTGCCGCCCACCGTCGGTGACTACTGGATGGGTAAGAGTGGGAAACCCACTGTGCCCTACCGCATTGATGAGTGGACACGGTTGAGGGTCAGAGAAGCGTTCATCACCCTGGAGGAAAACATTCGGGCCGGAAGGTTTGAACCCAAACCTGAGCCGTCGAAGTGCCGATTCTGCGACGTGTCGTGGATTTGTGAGTACGCAACTTGACAGGAAACCATTGTGTATACACCTTTGCAGTCGCTGTTCATCAAAGGTTCTGCTGGTGACCCGTTGCCGGTGGTGTGGACTTCGTTAGCGGAGAAAGGCACAGCGTTCCTGCGGGGGCAACTGTGTCTGATCTGCGCGGGACCTGGTGTCGGTAAGTCCGCACTCATCTTGAGTTACGCGTTGCGGGCGAAGGTCCCCACCTTGTACTTCAGCGCGGACTCGGATGCGTTCACCCAACTGTCCAGGTCGTTGTCGATCTTGACGGGCTGGCCTTTGGAGAAGTCCACCCGCATGGTTCGGGCCGGGGATCTAGGTGCCGGTGCTGAGGAGTTCGCCGGCATACCGATCCGGTTCAACTATTCGGCGTCCCCCAACCTTGACCAGCTTGAAGAGTCGATGGCCTCGTACGAAGAAGTGTATGGAGATTTCCCGACTCTGGTTGTGGTGGACAACATCACAAACGTGCGGACCGGTGGCGATAACGACGATGACCCTTTCAGTGGGTTGGAGTCGTTGATGGATTACCTGCATGAGATGGCCCGATCGACGGGGGCTTTCGTTGTTGGGTTGCATCACGTCACCGGGAAGTACAACGACGCGTGTGAACCGATCCCGTTGTCTGGTGTGAAGGGTCAGATCGCTCGTGTGCCGGAACTGGTGTTGACGTTGCATAAGCAGTCTGAGGAGTTCGGGCCTTCGTCGCTACGTGTTTCGACGGTGAAGAACCGTGGCGGGAAGGCCGACCCGTCAGGTTATGACTATGTCTCCCTCGACTTTTGGGGTGACACGATGCAGATTAAGGACCCTTAGCGATGAGAACTTTTGATGCTTTCTTCACCCTTATGGTCATCATCCAATGCGTTGTCCTACTCGGGTTTTGGGCGGTCAGCAGATGGCGGTGAAGCGTCGCTACCCACCTGCCAATGTCCGAGCTAACAGGAAAGGTTGTATCGACTGCCGTGACGAAGGAATCACCACACAGCGGAAAGCCCCACATCCCGGACCCAGATGTGCCACGCACCATAGGGCGAAACGTCGTGTCCGCTCCACTACCTCTTGGGCACAGCGTATATGGGAAACCTACGGCATCACCGAAACCGAATACTGGACCATCTACGAACACCAAGACGGTCATTGCTTCATTTGCCGTCGAGCTAACGGACGAAGGAAGCGGCTATCCGTCGATCACTGTCACGCAACAGGACTTGTCCGTGGACTCCTCTGTACCGCTTGCAACCGAAACGTATTGGGGCATCTACGAGATGACCCAGCAGCTTTACTCAGGGCTGCTGCTTATCTGGACTCTCCACCAGCGGTCCAAGCGTTAGGCATTCGGATCACCCCAGACTTTACAGGAAACGGAGCATGAGATGAGGCATGTGATCATGTTCTCCGGAGGCATCGGATCGTGGGCCACCGCCAAACGGGTAGCCGAACAGCACGGCACCCAGGACATGGTGTTGGTGTTCGCGGATGTCAAAGGGGACAACCCTTCCCCTCATGTCGGTGAGGATGAGGACACCTACCGGTTCATCAAGGACGCAGCCGAAAACATCGGTGCGGAACTGGTCATCGTCAAAGACGGCAGAGACATCTGGCAGGTCTTCAAAGATGACCGTTTCCTCGGGAACAGCCGACTCGCCAACTGCTCCAAGTTCCTCAAGCAGAGACCTTCACGGAAGTGGCTGGAAGAGAACTGCCCACCCGAAGACACCGTCGTGTACGTCGGTATCGACTGGACGGAGACGAAACGGCTCCCGGCGATCGAGAAGGCGTACCTGCCGTACCTGGCTAAAGCCCCGCTGTGCGACCCACCTTTCCTCGACAAGCAGGACATGATCGCGTGGGCGGAATCGGAAGGGCTGAAACCCCCCAGGTTGTACGAGAAGGGTTTCCCGCACAACAACTGTGGGGGCGGATGTGTGCGTGCCGGTCAGGGTCAGTTCAAGCTGCTGTTGGAGCAAGACCCGGCCCGGTACGCGGTGTGGGAGCAGAAAGAACAGGAACTCCGCGACTACCTCGGTAAGGATGTGGCGATCCTGCGGGATCGCAGCAAGGCGAAGATCGCGGAGTACAACCGGACCAACCCTGGCGATAAGCCGGCCACGTCGGTGCCGCTCACGTTGAAGACGTTCAGGGAGATGGTTGACCGCCAGCCAGCACTCATCGAACTGGATGAACTGGGTGGCTGCGGCTGCTTCATTGACGACGACTTGACAGGAAACGATGTATAGCGACGTTGTTGTGCAACCCCAATGCTTTTTCTGCGACCTCATTTTGACGTGGGAAGAGGCGCGCATCGCCCCGTTCGGGAAAGTGCTGTGCGAGGAGTGTGCCGGTGGGTGACCCTTTGCGACCAGGGTTGGAAGAACCCACACCTACAGATGAGATAGCCCGCCTGACCGCGACACAGCGGGAACAGCGAGTCGAACACTTGATCCGTCAGGCCGACGAAATCCTCGGCATGGCGTTAGAGGCACACGCACAAAACCACACCATCTCCGGTACTTGTGTGTTGTTCTCCGGGGGTAACGACTCCACCGTGTTAGCCCATCTGATGCGGACGTATGCCACGCATGCGGTGCACTGCAACACCACGATCGGTATCGAGCAGACACGCCAGTTCGTGCGGGACGTGTGCCAGCAGTGGGGGTTGCCTCTGCTGGAGGAGACAGCACCGGTCAGTTACCGGGATCTGGTGTTGGATCAGGGCTTTCCGGGGCCGGGACACCACTTCAAAATGTTCCAACGGTTGAAGGAGCGCGGGCTTCGGCAGGCCCGCCGAAAGCTCGTCAACGATCCACGCAAGGAAAGGGTGATCTTCCTCGCCGGCAGACGGCGGCAGGAGTCAGCACGCCGCGCCAACATCCCGCTGCATGAGCGGGAAGGGTCGGTCATCTGGGCTTCACCTATCGCCCTCTGGACGAAACCAGACATGACCACCTACCGGCTCATGCACGCAGGGGAAGACGCCGTGCCTGTCAACCCTGTCTCGGACCTCATCCACATGTCTGGTGAATGTTTGTGCGGCAGCTTCGCCAAACCTGGCGAGTTGGAAGAGATCGGTGTGTGGTTCCCTGACGTGAAAGCGGAGATCGAAGCCCTTGAGGCTGAGGTTCGGGCTTTAGGGAAGTTCTCGGAGCACCGCTGTAAATGGGGTGCCGGTAAAGGGAAAGCCACCCAGAAGGTCGGAAGTCTCTGCACCTCATGCCAACTGGACTTGTTTGAAGACGAGGAACTATGAAGCAGCTATATCAGGAAATCATTCTCGACCACTACAAAAATCCCCGTAATCAGGGGTTGGAGTCGCCGTTCTTCGCGGAGGGAATGTCGGTCAACCCGATCTGCGGTGATGAGGCTGTTGTGCGCCTGTCCGGGGATGAGCGGGTGTGGATGACGCACATCGTCAACGGCTGTGCGATCAGCCAGGCCGCAGCGTCCCTCCTGTCAGAGATTCTCGACGGGGTGCTCAGTGAACGAGTTGAGGAACTTTTGGAACAGTTCACTAACGCAGTGTCGGGGGGAGAGTTCGACCCTTACGTCCACGAGGATCTGGAGGCGTTCAGCGGGGTTGTTAAGTATCCGGCCCGGATCAAGTGTGCGTTGCTGCCGGCAGATGCCGTTCACCGCGCCTTGACAGGAAACGACAAGCTGGTACGCTCCCCTTGACAGAAAACGAAAGGTTGATCGCTGAAGTCATCCACTACCTCACCGGGCAGGAATGCCCACCACCCAACAGCCATCCCTGGGTTCGGATGCTGTGCCCTTTCCACCCCGACAGCATCCAGTCGGCAGCAGTCTCCTACCAGAAGGACGCTTTCAACTGTCTGGGTTGCGGGGTCAAAGGAACAGCTATCGGGCTGCTTCGGAAACAGAAAGGAGTGAGTTATGCGGAGGCTAAGCGAATCGCAGAAAACCTTTCTGCGGGAGGCAGCCCTGCGGTATCACGCAAGCCTGCCAGGGTCCCCCGCCGAAGAGTATTTGACAGCGAGGAAGTTGGCGGGTCCGTCGATGAAGGATCGGATGGTCAGGTTCGCTCTCGGATACGTGGCAGAACCACTCCCTGGACATGAAATGTTCAAGGGGCAGCTAGCTATCCCATACCTGCGGTGGTCGCAGGAACACGGGTGGATGGTTGTGTCTGTCAGGTTCCGGTGCATCCAAGACCATGAACACAAGGGTCACGGTAAGTACATGACGGTGGCTGGGGATAGGCCCCGACTGTTCAACACCTTTGCGTTGCTGAAGGATTCGCCTGCCGTGGCGATCACTGAGGGTGAACTGGATGCGATCACCGTTCAGATGACCGGTATGCCGGCGGTTGGTGTTCCGGGGGCTAATTCATGGCAGCAGCACTTCCGTGAACCGTTCCTCGGATACCGGGATGTGTTCATCCTCACCGACGGGGACGAGGCGGGTAGGGGGTTCGGTAACACGGTCGCTTCGTCGCTGCCGAACGCGAAGGTGATCCCGATGCCGCCGGGTGAGGACGTTAACTCGCTCGTGGTGAAGCACGGGCCGCAAGCCCTGATGGAAAGGATGAAATGACAGTCACGGTGTACACGCAGCCGGATTGCCTGCCGTGCAAGCGGGTGATCCGAAAGATGACGGAAGCTTCTATCCCGCACGAGGTTATTGACATCACACGGGACCGGGTGTCAGCGGACTACCTGAAGCGTGTTCTGCGGGCGAAGTCGGTG